CGCTACTTCATACCAGTCAGACGGAGCATCGTTGAGCGTTGGATCAGTCTTGATAGCGTACTCCATGACATATTCATAAATACGTCGAGCCGCTGACGACATCACTTGATGCCGAGACTTAAACCACACAGCAGACATATCTAGCGCACCGCGATAGACAGTTCCCTGCATGGACTCGGGATAAACAAGAACGTAAGGAATACCAACGCCAGCACAGACTTTCTCAGTCAATTGCCGCCAGTACTCACGCATATTTACACCGGGACGCTCAGTCGCAAACTGCTCAAATGAATCACCGTTCTTGAGTACTTTAACAGACGACCCAAAGACTTGCTCGTAATAGTTCTCCGCAGTGTTCTGGGTGGTTTGCGAGATTCCACCGGATCGAAGGCTGGAAGCTTGAACCTCACCGGAGACGGTTTTGACGATCTGAGCGACGGAAGCACCGAGCTTGCAAGCTTCCATCTCCAGCTTCTGCAAGTCGTCGAGATCGTGAAGATCATTGATAACCGCAGAGACAAACGGAAGACCTCTAAGCTGATTGGGACGATTCGGCTCGTAAATGTGAACCACCGAGTCTGAACCAATTGAGCGAACGTCTGTAAGATTACCCTGCGTCTTCTCCGAACCGATAAAATACGAGATTGCGCGTCCAGTCTTAGGGTCAAACCGGATACCGTCAAACACCGTTAAATCGGACTCCATACCGACAGGAGTCGCAATCGACTGAGCTTCGATAAGCTGCAATCTCGGCTTTCCGCTCTCACCTTTGGTCAAAAGGATAAAGCTCTCACCGTCAAAGAACCAACCGCGAGCCGCTTGGCTCATCAGCGTTGCAAAAGACTGACGCGAACCAATATCGGGATAACGGCTCCAAACATCGAACCACTTTTTGGCTTTAAGGTTCCAAGCTGGATCGCTTGAAGCAGGTTGAACCGAGAAGCTGGAGCCAACGGTGTAGCTCTCAAACAAGTCGCCCAATCTATTCAGAACAGCGTTGTTCTGTTCAAAGAAACGCGACTTACGGACAATGGCTTGTCGGGTTGAACTCGTTACATCAAATCGAGCCGAAGTGTAAGACGTATCAAGATACGAACGACGCAAAGACTGACCGGCTCCCTCGTACTTATTAACGGGAGCGGGAAACAGCTTATTAGCAATGGTTTGAAGGATTCCCATTAGCTCATTCGGGTTGTGGCTTCACGACGGAACTGTGTGAAATCACCGTAATAGCGAGTGACTGCAACCAGAATGGTCCCAAGCATCTTGTTATAGATCTGGAGATCTGACGGATTAGTGATTCCGTCTCCAGCCAATAGGGTTACGGCAAGATCGTAGTCTGACAGCAGTGATTCCCACATTTCCAACATTTCACCAGCGGAAGCGGAACCTTCACCGGGTTTAGCGAACTCAACGGAAACGTCAGAACTAGAAGTTGAGCGAACAACTTGACCGGACTCTATAGCGTTTGCGGCAACCGTTAGCTTTGCCGTCAAAGCTTCCAACAAGCTCAAAGCGGCTTTGCTTGCGTAGGTAGTACGCAAATAACTCCGCTTAGTTGCTACGGTGTAGGTCAACACTTGGGCGGACTATTCACAGACCAACTGTGAAGTCAACTACTAGAATTTTCAGAACTAGTAGATGCGAGATCGTTCCACAACATCACCATCGCCAATTGCATCAATTCACAGTCATGCAAATGATCGGGCCAACGGGTATTCCGCTTAAACCACAGATGTTTGATTCTTCCCGCTCGATTAGCAGTTGGCTTTAGAACGTGAGAGTCCAAATGCTTCCAGTATGTATCAGAATCAGCCGCAAATGCCCCCTCAGCCTCAAGTGGTGCAGGTAAGCTGCAAACGGTCCATTGATGATTCTCGGACCCTTTACGGAGCCTCTGAAGAACTTCCCGCATGTGTTCAGTATCGAAGACTAGAAGAGGCTGGACCGCATCAGTTCGCATTGATGTTGAAGTCGTAATGCCAAACGGATGGATTGCGCCAGTCTTGCTTGTGAATCTCGCTCCGGTTTCTCGGCCCTTCATTGGCATCCAACCAATAAGCATTGGCTTTCGGAGACCTCCCTCTGGTGGATAACGTAGACCGCAGGGATATGTGATTGGATTGACGCTGCTTTGTGAAAACTCAGCACAAGCATCGTAGACGGCTTGTGTGTTGAAACCGGAGTCAATCCCAACGTCCATATCATGCACGTTGTATTGAAGTTGGACCCGTCGAAGTGCAGCAAAGTCGTCCGCATGACCAGCGGCAACAAGACGAGAATTCCCTTTGCTCCACTCTCGGCAAACCCACCAGACAAACGGAGCGGCGGCTTGAACGTCTGCGGTGAGGTAACGTCTGGCTTCAGGAAGTCCAGCATCAGACACGATCTCAACTCGCTCTTGTTGAGACTCTTGGTTTTCCCACGGTTCCGACAACATTCCGTTAATGAAACCCTGCAACCCCATCATCGAAGCTTTTGCTTCCAAGAATGAGACCGCCAAGTGTCCCCAAGTGCATTTCCGATCCGGTGAATAAAGAGACGACAAGTGGTAAGACCTAACGCTTGGAAGACTCGCTTGATTCTCTGGAATCCATTTCCCGTGTCTCAACGCTGCCACCTTATGGGAATCCGAAATCTTACCCTGACAGAGTTGGCAAACGTAATGTGCTGACGACCGGATACGCTGCCAGTCTGGTTTTCCGTCTTCGGTCTTCGCGTTGTCCCAAGTGACTTGCTTCCACTCCAATTTGATGTACTCGGAGCAATGAGGACACGGGATGTAATACCGTCGCTGGTCTCCTCTAAGATAACGCTGCCAGATTCTGCCTTCTGAAGTTGTCGGAGTGCTGGTGAAGAACGCTTTGGAGCTTGAGAATGCTTTAAGCCGTTGTTCTGCGAGGTCCAAAGCATCGGCCTCCTTCGCGGTGGCTTCAGCGAATTTGTCCACCTCATCTGCGACCAAGATTCGCACCGGTCGTGACGCTAGATTTGCCGGTGAGTTAGACCCAACAAAGGTCAAAGTGCAGCGGTCAAACTGCTGCTCTAGATTGGTCATCTGGTCTGCGTCCGAAGGAAACCGCGCAACCAATGCGGGACAATCCTCCAGAAGTGGCATCCAGCGCGATTTGGAGAAGCTGCGCGCCAGATTCTCGCTTGGCATCAGCCACAGCGCGGGACTTGGCTCTGTGTCGATTGCCCACGCAAGACCAGCCATGAGCGTTGTCGTCTTGCTGGTCTGGGAACCCCAACACAAAGTCACCTCAGAGACTGACGGATCTTTCCAACACTCAAGCGGTTCTCTGCAATATGGTCTGACAGCCGTGGAGAATGGACCGGGATGTTCAGTTTGTCGTTGAGTCAGCGTGAGGTTGGATTCGCTCCACTCAACAACCGTTTGCCGTGGAGACGGACGGTAGATCTGACGACGGAACTCTAGGATTTCGCGCTGTAGATCAAGCATCAAAACAACTCCGTATTGGATTCTTCAATCCGATGCTTTCGAGCCTCAGCCATGTTTAAGAACGCCATACGCTCGTTGACTCCATCCATCAACTTGTCCCGCAACTGCACGTTGCAACCCCACGTTGCGTTCTCGTTGAAGATTTCAACCATCAGCACCAGACCGTCTGGCTCCAAGTGCAGGATTCCCCAGAACGGAATCTTGCAATGCTTGGTAATCTCAAGAGCGGCTTGAAGCTTACTCCATGAAATCATCCATTGATTGCCGAAGGTTGATTCCAGTTTTGCGAGTCCGTAATTCCGAGATTTCACCTCATAACTTCCGGTAATTACGCCAGAGTTTTGGTTCCAGATGAACCCGTCAATGCGTGACGGCTTATCGTCTGCGATTGGCAAGAACCGGAGAACCGTGTCACGCTCAATGGCTCGCAGCGCGATCTTGTTTTGACGGAGAGCCTCCAACCCTCGCGGCTTCTGGCAGTTCAGGATTTCCACGGGTCAGTCTGGTGTAAGGTTTTCAAGCAAACGTCTTGGACCCAACGCTCTAGCTCACGCTCAGCGTGTTCTGGGTCATGCGGTGCTATGCGTCCAGCCAACTGCTTAGGCATCGACTTCAGCAACTGAGCAACCGCTCCATCATGGTCCAGCATCGCTTTCTTGACCCAATCGCCAGAGACTAGTTTGCGCTCACGCTCTGCGAGATCCAGAACGTCTTGCTTTGAGTTAATGAGATTTTTGGCTGCGGTTGAATGAACCGAGACCATACGGCCAGCATCCAGAGATCGCGCTCTGAGAGACTCGACGGCCAATCCGTAAGCGGCTCGCTCAATCTCCTTCTGTCTCTCATAAGCTCCCTGCGGAGTGTCGTTAGCGACTTGTGAACGGTCTACCTTCTCTTCGGCTTCCGGTGGTCGATAAGGTCCGTCTATCGGCTCAGATCGAATATGGCTCGCTTCAATAGCAGCCTTTCTCCTTTGCGCTCCAGATCCACGCCAAGCGTCAGCAGCTTCAGCGGAGTCCAAAGGCATTCCTTTGGAGACCAATTGAGAGACTCGGCCTTTGGTTAGACCAGAGTGTTTGACGTACTCGCTTTGAGTCATAGCCCGCATCCTCCCTCGCACTCAAAGTTGAATGCTGACTGACCGCGCTCACCGTCGGTCAAATGAACCTCTTTTAGAGGTCTGCAAGACTTGTGCAGGTAGAGCTTGTCGTTGCATCCCCTGCTCATGACAGTGCCTTCGATTCGGAGCGCATCGTCGATCTCAACAGCTCTTGCCCATCCATCTGGGTCTGTTTCACGCAGCAGCAACCATTCATGGTTCGACTTGTAAGGGCAGAACACGCAAGCTGATCTTGGAACCGTGTGAGGTATTCCGAAAGTTTTAAGCCACTTCACGCAGTCTGCTCTGGTCATCATCTTGTCGCAGAGCGGGAACTCGGGTTCAGACCAGTGCGGACTGTTGGCTTTGATGCGTGTGGCTCGGCCAGCTTCCTCCAGACTGATTCCGAAAAGCTGTGTTAGCTTGGTCTTGATGCGCTGACCTTTCTGAAGCCCTAGAAGTTCGCGTCGAATGAAGCGTTCGATTGGCAGAATCTTGTACTCACTGGTGCATTGTCGTCGCATGATTCCAAGCGGCTCACCTTCGTTCTGAGCTGTGAATGCGGGAATCGTGGCATGACGTTGTCCTTTAGAATGCATACCGTGCTTGAGGTCTTCTCCAAGCATACCCGCTGATACAACGTGTATGATTGGACCACCCAGACTCTTGAGCCAATCCATGTGGGCATAGACAGACTTTGGCTCCTCGCCAAGATCAGCGAAGATGGCGCATTGAATCGGGTCGATTTCACCGCGCATCGCCATCAGATAGAGCGTCGTGGATTGGACGCCACCACCGAGGTTCAAGATTCTCATCGCAGACTTTCGGGAAGATCTTCGGATTTGGCTTTGAGCAGGTCAGCCAACCCTTTGCAGATTGTGCGCTGCTCTGGGTCTTTTGGATTCGGCTGGTAGTAACCCGCAATCTGCTCAGCCGTAGAACGTCCAGCGCGGATCTGAGCAAGATGCCAGCGCAGTGTGTGATGCCCAAAATTAAGCATAACGTATTGTGCAGCGTTTGTCATTAGTGGTGCGTTTATAATACAATAGCGAGTTTGATCGCGGAAGATGATCGGTCCCGCGCGATCAC